TATTTTGCTTGGTACTGCTACGCAAGAACAACAAATTTATTTTTATAATTCCACTATCATTCCTTTACTGATCCAACTTGAAAAGGAATTGACTTATAAACTGATTTCAACAAACCGCAGACGAGTAATCAAGGATAATTTATATTATGAACGCATAATTGTAGATAATCAGCTATTCAAGTTTGCAACTTTGAAAGAATTAATTGACTTGTACCATGAAAATATTAATGGTCCTATTTTTACACAGAATCAACTTCTTGTTAAAATGGGCGAGCAACCAATCGAGGGTGGAGATATTTACATAGCTAACCTTAACGCAGTTGCCGTTAAAAACCTAAGTGACCTACAAGGCAGTAGAAAGGACGTAACAAGCACAGATGAAACTAATAACCAATAGTGCTGAGATTAGAGTGACTGAAAACGAGGACGGTTCTAAGTCGTTCCAAGGTATTGGGTCAGAAGTTGGTGTAGAGAACCTTAATGGTATTATCTTGACTCCTAACTGTATTGAGTTTGCTAGAGAACGATATCCATTGCTATATGAACATGGTACTGGGTCTAGCGAAGTCATCGGGGACGCAAAAGTTTACTATGATTTGGCTTCTAATAAATACCTGACTGACTTTACGCTTTATGACAATGCACCAAACATTAACAAGGCTGTGGAAAATGGCGCGTTTGATTCACTATCAATTGCATATTACATCACAGATTATACTTTTGATGATAATGACGCTCTAGTTGTAAATAAAGCACAGTTTAAAGAAATTTCTCTTGTTTCAGTACCAGCAGACCCTAACGCAAAATTTATTCAAAATGCCTTATGCGAAGAACTTACAGAAGAACGAAACAAAATTATTGAAAGCCGTAACGCTTTGAAAGAAATTGAGGATATTAAAAAGAAATATGAATAAACCTGATTTAATCGAAAAACAAAATCGCTTGGCAGAACTTAAAGAAAACAACGTATCTTTAAAATCTCAAATTAGTGGCTTTGAAGTAAAAAACGCAATTGAAGATTTGCCAAAAGTACAAGAATTAGAAAAAACACTTTCGGAAAATTCAATTGAAATTATCAAAATTGAGAACGAACTTAACGCACAGGAAGAAAAACCAAAAGGAAAAGCTAAAATGACAAACTTTATTGAATCACAAAACGCTGTAACAGAATTTTTTGATGTATTGAAAAAGAACTCTGGAAAATCAGAAATTAAAAACGCTTGGAACGCAAAACTTGCTGAAAATGGTGTAACTATCACAGACAAAACTTTTGAACTTCCACGTAAATTGGTTGAATCAATCAACACAGCTTTGTTAAATACTAACCCAGTATTCAAAGTCTTCCATGTTACAAATGTCGGTGCTTTGCTTGTATCACGCTCATTTGATTCAGCTAATGAAGCACAAGTTCACAAAGACGGACAACAAAAAACAGAGCAGGCTGCGACACTCACTATTGATACTCTTGAACCTGTAATGGTCTATAAATTGCAATCACTTGCCGAACGTGTTAAACGACTTCAAATGTCATATTCTGAACTTTACAACTTGATTGTAGCGGAACTTACACAAGCTATTGTTAATAAAATTGTTGACCTTGCGCTTATTGAGGGAGACGGAACAAACGGCTTTAAATCAATCGAAAAAGAAGCAGACGATAAAAAAATTAAAAAGATTACTACAAAAGCTAAATCAGCTGGCAAAACTCCATTTGCTGACGCTATTGAAGAAGCGGTTGACTTTGTTCGTCCTACTGCTGGTCGTCGTTATTTGATTGTTAAAGCAGAAGACCGCAAAGCCTTGTTAGATGAGTTACGCCAAGCGACTGCAAATGCTCACGTTCGTATTAAAAATGACGATACTGAAATTGCTTCAGAAGTTGGAGTAGATGAAATCATTGTCTACACAGGTTCAAAAGCACTTAAACCTACTGTATTGGTAGACCAAAAATATCACATTGATATGCAAGACCTTACTAAAGTTGATGCCTTTGAATGGAAAACTAATAGCAACATGATTTTGGTTGAAACACTAACAAGCGGACATGTTGAAACTCTTAACGCTGGTGCAGTAATTACAGTAGCATAAGAATAAAATGGAGGGAATGAATGATAGATTATATTAAGGTCTATTGTGGTATTCCGATTTTAGTAACAGCTTATGATAGTAAACTTATCTTATTCCGTTCAATAGCTATTAAATTGCTAGAAAAAAATGGTATTAAAGCTGACGAAACAAGTGTATTAGTGAAAGAATTTATCTCTTGTTATTGTCGGCTTAATATTGTTGATGAACCAGCAGAACAATGGCGAAACGCTGAAAATAAACGTTTGGCTTCCTTGCAAGAGTTAATGTATTATGGAGGTATTTAATGATATTCTCACAAGTTACATTACAGGTAGAAACGACTGTTAAGAAAAAGAACGGTGCAGAATCTAACGTTATAAAGCCTATCACTTTGCCAGCAGTTAAACAGAGAATCAGTCAGACAAGACTTGATGAGTTTTCTATGATTGGGCTAGGTAAAAACGTAAGATACGAGCTTAACGGAATCGGAGAAATGGAAGACTTGATTTTCAACTATTTCTTAGACGAAAAAGGCGAAACTTTCAAGCGTACAACATGGGAAAGAAACCCTAAAAATAACAAGATGATTTTAGAGGGGGTCGTAAGTAACGGACTATGAACGAATTTGATTCTTATATAGATTGGTACAACAATTTACTTAAAATGCCTCTAAATGACGTTATTTTAGGCGTTAAGGACACGATAGAAGACAAGACGGTATATTTATCACTTAGTGATTCAAAGGTGCTTAAAATGGACAATACGAGCTTTGTCATGGGTTATTATTATCAAGTTGTTTTGTCTGTTAAAGATGTTGATGATGAACTTGTAGGGCTAGTCGGAGATGTTTTGCAAAATGGTTGGAATATGACGAACTGGTCAGAGAATAGCCATTTGTACAATTATACTGGTACTGTTTATTTACCTTGTGGTGCAGGTGGTCAACCATGGCAATGAATTTACTTAATACATCAACCATAGCTAAAGAAATGCAAACTAAAGTAACAGAACGAATGGGCGATTGGTTTGAAGCAGAGTTTAAAGCGAAAGCAAATACTGCAAGTAGAAGAACTAGATTAATCAGGAGCCACGGTCATACCTATACTTATGCCAGATATCAAAATACTGGGCAATTGTCAAGTAACTTAAAGCAAGTTAAAAAAGGCGATAAAATAGTAGTAAACGCAGGAACTAGGGCTAATTATACTAGTGGCTATCATGGCATGTATTTCTTAGTTGAAAAAAAAGGTATGCAAGACGTTAAAACAACATTGAAAAAAGGCGCTAATTATGCCAATTCAATGAAATTATAGAAAAGAGAAAAAATGAAATTAGATTATAATTCACGTAAGATTTTCTTTGGTAATGAAGCTCTAATCGTAGCTGATATGGCCAAGGGAAGTAACGGAAAACCAGAGTTCACTAACCATAAAATCGTAACTGGTTTGGTATCAGTTGGCGAAATGGAGGACCAAGCGGAAACTAACAGTTATCCAGCTGATGACGTACCAGACCATGGAGTTAAAAAAGGCGCTACCTTACTTCAAGGCGAAATGGTATTTATTCAAACAGACCAAGCGCTCAAAGAAGACCTTTTAGGTCAACAAAGAACAGCAAATGGTTTGGGTTGGTCTCCAACTGGTAATTGGAAAACGAAATGTGTTCAGTACCTTATTAAAGGGCGCAAACGTGATAAAGTTACAGGAGAATTTATTGACGGTTACCGTGTAGTCGTTTATCCAAATTTGAGACCAACAGCAGAAGCTACAAAAGAATCAGAAACAGATTCAGTAGACGGCGTAGACCCTATCCAATGGACTTTGGCAGTTCAAGCAACTGATTCAGATATTTATTTGAATGGCGGTAAAAAAGTCCCTGCTATTGAGTACGAAATTTGGGGAGAACAAGCTAAAGACTTTGTAAAGAAAATGGAAAGCGGACTGTTCATCATGCAACCTGATACGGAACTTGCTGGCGAAGTTACATTAGTAGCTCCAACTCTTGCGAACGTTCAAACGAAAACTAAAGGGCATAATGACGGAACAATTATCTTACCAGCTACTTTGAAAGATTCTAAAGGTCACGATGTAAAAGTAACAGCAACAATTAAAGATGTGAAAGGAAATGTTGCGACAAATAACGAGCTCGCTCCTAACGTTTATATCGCTACATTCTCCGCAGACGGTTATAAAGATGTTTCTACGGGTGTTGCTGTAACAGATAAACCCTAGTGTGCCCGACGGGGCTAACCACGTAGCCTTTGCATACAGCAAAGATGGAACAGATAGGTTTATGACTGTCTATCCTAACTTGAACATTTTGAGCGGAACTGATTTTAAGAATTTCACACCAAAAACAGAGAAGTATCTTAATATAGTAAAAAAAGATGGAGGAGTTAATAATAAACCCTACATCAGCGCGTCATACAATAATCCAGCACCAAACAGTTTTACAGACATACTTGTTTGGAGATTAGGTAAAGAACGTCTTGAGCCTTCAACAACTTATACTTTCAGTTTTTATCTAAGAGGAAAAGGAACTGTTGAAACTTTCGTACATCCTTCTCTGATTGATACTTCAAGTAATAATAGCTACGCTGACGGTAAAGTAATAAAAGCTAATTCAAACGGTCAGTATGTTTGGAATCTTACTAATGAATGGGTTAGACATACATATACGTTTACAACTAAAAGTAGCATAGGCGATGAACAATATGTCCTATTTAGATTACCAACAGGAAGTAGCGTTGATATATGTCTCCCTAAACTTGAAAAAGGTTCAACCGCAACTCCTTGGATGCCTTCGTTTAGTGAATTGAAAGCTGAAGATTATCCAAGCTATATTGGAACATATACTGATAATAAATCAAATGAACAAAGTACAGACCCAGGAAGATATACTTGGAAAAAAATAGAATAAGTAAAGGAATATAAAATAAAATGGCAAAACAATTGAGTACAGCACGTAAATTTAAAATGATTACAGGTAAAGACCTTTTTCAACAACAAAAGGCAATGGATACAGAACTTAAAAAAGACGACGGAGAAATTACTGATGTAATGGAGTTCGTTCAATATGGTTTATACTTGGCTCTTTTTCAAGATAACATTGTAAGAGCTAAAAGTGACTTTGCAGACTTCCGTTCTAGTTTTGAGTTTGATACTGACGGTAAAGGCCTTAAAGAACTTGTCGAACTGTGGCAAAAAGAAATTTAATGAGCTGAAAGGGCTGTAAATGATTTTAAAACATGCAATTAGATACTTAGAGCTAACTGGTTCGGACTTTATTACAGATTTAAAAGACTTTGCAGACCTACAAAATTCTTTTGTCGCTGGATATATTCCTGATGACTTTACAGAGCAAATGGAGAGCTTTACAGACAAGTTATTGATACTTTGGGTAGATTGTAACGGAGGACTGCAAAATGCATTAGACGACAAAACAGAGCTTCCTACAACTAATGAGTTAATCAATATCTTCTGTAAGACTGTTTTTATTAAAGAAAAAGAGGAAACTGAAGACGATATGGTCTTCTTTTCTTCTAGTTCATTGATTAAGAAAAAGAAAGATACTGTAAAGGAAAATAAAACCTTAGAACTTTTGACTGTTTTGGGCAATAATGAAATTGATATAACACAGTTCATGGAAATGGAACTAGAACTTGTTTATAAATTAATCGAACTTATTGCAGAGAAAAAGAAAGAGGAAAAAGAAAAAGAGAAAAGGCGTAAAAGAAAGGGTATGTAATGGCAAGTAATGCAACATTTGAGGTAGAGATATACGGTAATACCACAAAGTTCGAGAACTCACTTAAAGGCGTTAATACCGCAATGTCAGGGCTTAGAGGGGAAGCTAAAAACTTACGTGAAGCTCTAAAACTTGACCCCACAAATACCGATAAAATGGCGCAATTGCAAAAGAACTTACAAACGCAGTTGGGCTTATCACGTGACAAAGCAACAAAATTAAAAGAAGAACTTTCTACGGTTGACAAAGGTACGTCAGCAGGTCAAAAGAAATGGCTACAACTTACTAGAGATTTAGGCATAGCAGAAACACAAGCTAATAGGCTAGAGGGTGAAATTAGTCAAGTCGAGAGTGCTATTAGTTCAGGCTCTTGGAATATTGACGCCAAAATGGATACTAAAGGCGTTAATAGCGGAATTGACGGCATGAAGTCACGCTTTAGCGGTCTTAGAGAAATTGCGGTTGGTGCATTCAGGCAAATTGGTGCTAGTGCTGTTAGTGCTGTTGGTAATGGCTTAAAAGGCTGGGTATCTGACGCAATGGATACTCAAAAAGCCATGATTTCACTGCAAAATACAATGAAGTTCAAAGGCAGTGGACAAGAGTTTGATTATGTAAGCAAATCTATGCAGAACCTTGCTAAAGACACAAATGCAAATACCGAAGATACTATTAAACTTTCGACAACGTTCATTGGTTTAGGTGATACTGCTAAATCAGCAGTTGGTAAAACGGAAGCATTAGTAAAAGCTAACCAAGCATTTGGTGGTACTGGCGAACAGTTAAAAGGCGTAGTTCAGGCTTACGGTCAAATGTCAGCAAGTGGTAAAGTCACAGCTGAAAACATCAATCAGTTGACAGACAATAACACAGCTCTTGGTTCAGCGCTTAAATCGACTGTTATGGAAATGAACCCAGCTTTGAAACAGTACGGCTCATTTGCTGCAGCTAGTGAAGAGGGTGCTATATCGGTTGAAATGCTGGATAAGGCTATGCAGAAACTTGGCAAAGCAGGTGGTGGGGGAGTAACTACTATTGGTGACGCTTGGGATAGTTTCAATGAAACATTATCACTAGCATTACTTCCTACACTTGAAGCTTTAACTCCTATTATTAGTGGTTTAATTGATAAAATGAGCGGTTGGGGCGAAAGTGCTGGTCAAACTATAACAAAGGTTATTAAGTATTTTCAAGACTTGTTTCAAAAAATGCAAGAAAATGGAACCACTTTAGCCTTT